CAAGAAGGTCGGAGCAGCTTTCGCAGTCGGCGAAATTATCAACTTCGGCAAAGAATTAGCTACAGCTGCTATGCAAGAGGAAGCAGCTATGACCCGTCTAGGAGAGACTCTAAAGTCTTTTGCTGGAGCTACAGACTCACAAGTTAAAGCTAATGAAAAATTTATAGATAATCTTTCTGTCTCCTCCTCTATTGCAGATGATGAGTTACGTCCAGCTATGGAGCGTCTAGCTCGCTCTCTCGGCTCTGTAGAAGGTGCTCAAAAGGCAACCGAATTAGCTACTAGAATTTCAGTAAATACTGGCAAGGATATGGCTTCTGTAGCTGAGGCTATGGGTAAGGCAGCAGACGGAAACACTACAGCTCTATCTAAGCTTGGTTTAGGTTTCTCAGCAGCTGAGCTTAAAGGCAAGGACTTTAACACTATCGTAGGTATGCTTAATGATAAGTTTCCTAATCTCGGAGCTAACGCTGATACCGCCTCTTTCAAGTTTAAGCAATTCCAAAACCTCATAGAAAATACTAAAGAGTCTATCGGAGCTGCGCTTCTCCCTATTATTGAGAAATTCTTTACTTTCGTTATTCAAAACCTTAACCCAGCTTTAGAGCGCGTAGCTAAGCTATTTAGTCCTATCGTAGAAGCCATTAAAGATAATAAGCAAGCTTTCGAGGATTTAGGTAAAGTCCTAGAGGTAGTAGTCGGAGTAGTCCTATTCCTAATGGAAAAAATGGTAGGAAAGATAGCCGACGGCGTAGCTGGAATTATTAACCTATTCGGAAAGATAGAAGGAGCTATTAGACCAGCTTTAGAAAAGGTAGCAGACGCTATTAACTGGCTTATTACTCAATATAATAAAATTCCGTTTCTCGGTGATATTGGTAAAATTTCGTTACCTAGTTTTGGTGGTGGGGCTTCTAGCTCACAGACAGCTACAGCTTCTGCTCTAGTTAGCTCTTTAGGCGGTATGTCTAGCTCTATGGGTGCTTTAACCTCAGCTGTAGCAGGTGGAGGCTCTGGCGGTGGCGTAAGCCAGTCAGACGCACAAAAGCAATTAAATCAGTTAGTAGATATGCAAAACCAATTACTAGCAGCTAAAAATCAACTAGACCTATTGAATTATCAAGTCCAACCTATCGAAGCTTATGCGTCTCCGTGGCTATTCGGAGGCTCTACAGCAGGTGGACAGTCTGTCTATAACATTACAGTTAACGGAGCTATTGACTCAGAAGGTACAGCTCAAACTATCGTTAACGTGCTAAATGACTCAGCAGCTCGCGGTGGAGCAGGAATAGCTTTAGCTTCTAATTTTGCTATAGGTAAGTCTGGACTCTAATGTCTAATTGGTATCCAGAGTGGAAACTAACTATCGACGGGATAGACTATGCGTCTAAAACTATTTCTAGTATTTCTCATTTTTCTGGTCGCCAAAATATATACACGCAACCTGCTGCGTCGCAGCTTTCAATAAAGATATTAGACCTTAATCACGTAACCTATGACTTTAACATAAACGACGGAGTTAATCTTTCTATAAAGAAATCTAACGGCTCTTATACGTCTTTATTCGGTGGGTATATTACAGACGTCAAAACAGTCGTAGAAACGACTACTACTGGAGCTCCGATTATTGCTTATGAACTAATCGTGCTTGGAGCTATTTCTAAATTAAATAGAGTAGTTACAGACGGCGATTTAGCTAAAGCTTTCGACGGTACTCAGATATATAATGCCCTACTCACTACTTTATTAAATAGCTGGAACGAAGTACCTGCTAGCGAAACTTGGTCAACTTATACAGCTACCGAAACTTGGGCTACGGCTCAAAATGTAGGACTTGGTGAGATAGATACTCCAGGTGACTATGAGTTAGCAGCTCGCTCAGCTTCTCCTACAGACCTTTATAGCTTGGTAGCAGCTTTAGCTACTTCTGGACTTGGTTATATTTATGAGGACTCAGCAGGACGTATCTCTTACGCAGATAGCACCCATAGAGGCGAGTATCTGGCAGTAAATGGCTATACAGAGCTTTCTGCCAATAAAGCCGTAGGTAAAGGACTACAGACTTTATCTAGAGCCTCAGACGTTCGTAATAGTATTAAATTAGTCTATAAAAATGGAGCTTACGTAACCGTACAGGATACGACTTCACAGGCAGACTACGGTCAGCTCGGATCAGTTATTACCACTAGCCTAGAAAATAGTACCGACGCCACTTCACAGGCTAATTTCTATTTAGGGCTTAGAGCTCAACCAAAAGCCAATATCTCCCAGATAGTCTTTCCTCTAGGTAGTCCAGAATTAACCGACGCTGAGCGAGATAAGCTTTTAGCTGTTTCTATGGGCTTACCTGTCCTTATTACCGACTTGCCAACAGCTTTAGGCTCTACTTTCTATGGTTTCGTAGAAGGCTGGGCTATCAACACTAGCTATAAAAACGTAAATATAACGCTTTATCTCAGTCCTCTGGCTTATTCTATGCAAGCCTTTAAGTGGAGTAACGTACCAGCCCCTGAAAGCTGGAGCACGTTAAACACAGCTTTAACTTGGACAGACGCTACAATAGTCTCATAAATTAGGAGAATAAATGACTACTACCACCACTACTAACTATGGCTGGACTATTCCGAACGACTCGGAATTAGTTAAGGACGGCGCAGCTGCTATCCGCACTTTGGGTAATGCTGCCGACGCTTCACTAAAGACAGTTTCAGACGCAGCAGTAACTAAAGCTACCTTTACTACTAAGGGAGATATTTTAACTACTACAGCAGCGTCTACTATTGCACGCTTAGGAGTAGGCACAGACGGACAAGTATTAACAGCAGACTCAGCTTCGGCAGGTGGAGTTAAATGGAATTCTGTTTCTAGTGGCGGTATGACTTTATTATCTACCACTACTCTTTCAGGAACTTCTACAGTAATCTCAGGAATTAGCCAAAGCTATACAAATCTATATGTGCTATTGCAAAATATATATTATAGTGCTTCAACAGTTTGCAAAGTCAATCCAAATGGAACTGGTATAAACGGGTCTTATGTAGACCAAGGAACAGGCGGTATGAGCGCAGGTCTTGGCTCTTCTAGTTCAGGAACTTCAGCTAGTGCTTACAATAATTTTGTTTATATAATCAACAACTATGCCGATACAACTTATGGGAAACCAATCTACTTTTCAGGTGGTTTAGGTGGCGGTATGTTAGTCGGTGGTTCGATTTATCCTTATGCTACTGCTATTTCGTCGCTAACAATAACAAGCACTTCAGGAACGGCAACTTTTGGCACAGGCGCGCGCGCCCTAATATATGGAGTTAAATAATGGCTAAATCATCAAGACCAATGGTAAGAATTCACGACCTAGAAACTAATACTATTGTTGATAGAGAAATGAACGACGAGGAATTTTCTCAATGGCAAGCCGACCAAAAAGCACAAAAAGACTTACAAGCTGAACTAGAAGCTAAAGCAGCAGAAAAGGCAATTTTATTAGAACGTCTAGGCATTACCGAGGACGAGGCTAAGCTTCTACTAGGCTAATGAAAGTTTGGTTAAGTGAAAGCGCGAAGCAATTACGCGCGCAGATAAACGAGTGCTACCCAGATAGAGACAAAAAGTCCGACGGCTGGATAGGTGACGCTCGTCATGCTGCGTCTAAATCAGACCATAACCCAGACCCTAAAACTGGCTGTGTTAGAGCTATAGATATTGACTCAGACATATCTAAAGTAGCTAATACGACCAGTTATCTAGCTGAGCAGATTAGACAATACGCTAAGGCTCACCCAGACCGAATTACTTACGTTATCTATAACGGCAAAATAGCTAGCTGGATACTTAACTATAAATGGCGTACTTACAAAGGTATCGACCCTCATAAGTCCCATATTCATATTAGCTTTAGTCCTAAAGGCGATAACAATAAGGCTAAATTCGATATACCACTACTCGAAGGGAAATAATGAAACTTACTAATAAACAAGTCCTATGGGGAGTTACTTCTTTCCTAGTTACTTGGCAAGCTACTAATTTCGACCTAGATTACCGCAGCGTATTAAGCTCTATTGTGACTTTATTGCTTGCTGGTGGTAATCCTATTAAGAAATAATGAGTATAGGGGCTCTAGTAGGTCTAGCGACTTTACTAGGTTTTCTAGCTACAGCTGTAAGATTTTTAGTTAAGCATTATTTATCTGAACTAAAGCCAAACGGCGGAGGTTCAATGAACGATAGACTTACACGCTTAGAGGCGCGTGTCGAAACTATATTAACTATCCTCCAGAAGTAATACTTATCCTATGACGACTCTAGTAGCAATACAGGGTAATGGGTGGGCTATGGTCGGAGCAGACCGTCGCTCTACCGACTCCTCTGGGACAGCTGTCGTTATGGATACTTCTAAAATCGTTGAAAATAGCGGTTATTTAATTGCAGGAGCTGGCTCGGTTCGTGGCTGCAATATCCTCCAGTATGGCTTTAAGCCCCCTAAACCTTCTGGAGATTTAGACGTATTTTTTACTAAAAGATTTATCCCTGCTATGCGTAAAGCTTTCTTAGAAGCTGGCTACGACATTAAGCAGGAGTCCGCAGCTGCCGAGCATGACTCGGAGTTTATTATTGCTGTAAAAGGACGTATCTATCTTATATCCGACGACTACAGC